GGAAATTTCCGCAGCATTAGATATATACGCTGAAGAATCTACAACAGTGAATGAAAATGGTTATATGTTACAGATTTATTCTGAATCAAAAAGAATTAAATCAGTACTTGCCGATTTATTTAACAATATCTTAGACATTAATACCAATTTACCAATGTGGACAAGAAATACTTGTAAGTTTGGTGATAATTTTGTTTACCTTAAATTAGACCCCGAAAAAGGTGTAGTTGGTTGTCAACAACTTCCAAATATTGAAATTGAAAGACATGAAGTTGGAATGAGTGATAAGAATCCTGTGGATTTTGGTAAAACTGAAGCTAAAAAGGCATTAACTTTTAGTTGGAAAAACAAGTCAATAACTTTTCAATCTTGGGAAGTTGCCCATTTTAGATTATTGGGTGATGATAGAAAACTTCCATATGGAACATCAATGTTAGAAAAGGCGAGAAGAATTTGGAAACAATTATTATTGTCAGAGGATGCAATGTTAATCTATAGAACATCAAGAGCACCTGAAAGAAGGGTATTTAAAGTGTTTGTTGGTAATATGAATGATGAGGATGTTGAACCGTATGTAAACAGGGTTGCAGATAAATTTAAAAGACAGCAAATTGTTGATAAGAACACAGGTAATGTGGATATGAGGTTCAATCAAATGGCGGTAGACCAAGATTACTTTATTCCTGTTCGTGACCCGGCAACACCAAGTCCTATTGAAACTTTACCAGGAGCAACAAATCTATCAGAGATTGCAGATATTGAATATATTCAAAAGAAATTATTAACGGCTCTTCGTGTTCCAAAAGCATTTTTAGGATTTGAAGAAACTGTTGGGGATGGTAAAAACTTATCATTACAAGATATCCGTTTTGCGAGAACAATTAATAGAATCCAAAAAAGTATGATTCAAGAACTTAATAAAGTTGCAATCATACACTTATTTTTACTTGGATTTGAAGATGAATTATCAAACTTTACATTAGGTTTGTCTAACCCATCAACACAATCAGATTTACTTAAAATTGATGTATATAAAGAAAAAATCTTATTGTATAAAGATTTGGTTGCTGACCCGGGAAATGGTATTCAAGCAGTATCTTCTACTTGGGCCAAAAAACATGTATTTGGTTTCTCAGATGATGAAATTAGAACTGATTTATTACAACAAAGATTTGAAAGAGCGATTGGCGAAGAATTAAAATCTACACCTACAGTTATCACTAAGACAGGTTTATTTGATACAATTGATAAACTTTATGGTAATAGTGCAAGTGGTGGAACTGCCGCTACATCGGCAGCATCAACACCTCCGGGAGAAGAAACATCACCACCACCACCATCATTTGGAGGGGGAGGAGAAGAGGGAGGAGCACCACCACCACCCCCACCAGCACCGGGAGGAGAAGAGGGAGGAGCACCAGCAGCAGTGACACCTGAATCAAAATTAGATAAACTAAATATATTGGTTGAAAATAGATTAATAGAGGGTGCGGATATGTTAGAGTTTGAAACAGGGATGAATTCTTTAAGCGAAATGGACTTAGAACTTGATAAGTTATTAAATTCATAATATTTATATAAAAACTAACAAGATGACATTTGGACAAATAAAAACTATTATTGAAAATCAATTAATAGAATCATATAAAGACGGAAAAGAATTTAAACAATCATTAAAAGAATTTAGAGAAGATGTTTTAGATAATAAAAACATCCTAAAAATTTATTCATTATATGATGAGTTATCAACGCCACAAGGGTTGTCTGAACAAGATGCTTATGAGTATATAAGAGAAGGTGTTGATTTAATTCAAAAATTGTTACCAAAAGTAGATTTACCTAAAGGAGTTATTAAAGAAAATAAAAATAATTATAAGTCCATTGATGGACTAGTTTATGCGGAAGGTAAAAATATCCAATTAAATGAAAGAATTGATAATAAAAAAGAACTTGTTAAAATATTAACTCAACCAAAAACACAATTAAAAGAATCTGTTAATATTCCTTTAACTTCTATGGTTAAAATTGCTAATCAAAATTTAAATTCATATATTGAAAATTTGGATGAGTCATCCAAAAAAGAATTTATGGAAATAATTAAGGAAGATACTAAATCACTTAAAATTAAATTTGAATCTTTGAAAAAAGATGCAGAAATTAAACTAAATAGTTTAATTGAAAAAGAAAGTGATATTAATGTTAAAAACAAAATAACTGAAACGGTTGAAAGAATCAAAATTGAAAAGTTTGACCAAGTATCTTATTTGAAATTAAAACAATTAGTAGAATCTATTTAAGATTTTCTTTTCTTTTCCTTATAGACAGCATTTAAAATTTCTGTCCTTCTTTTTACGGATTTTTTTGTATATTCTTTTCTACCGGTTAAAACTTTATTTTGTTTGGTTTTAATTACTTTAGATTTTAAGGTTTTTAACGCCTTTTCTATATTTTCATTCTGTTTTAGTTGGACTATTATCATATATTATTAAATATAATAAAAAATTTGATATTGAAGATAAAATGTTATATTTTTTTGTAAAATAAACAAAATTAATATGACACTTAATGAAGAAAGGAAAAAATGTAAAATTAAACCTATCAAACTATTTTAAATCAGCGTATGGAACGGTAGATTCCAAAGATTTAAAATCAATTTACATAAACATACAATCTTGGGTAACACCCAAACAAGATTCTGAAAATTGGAATAGAATTGTTGGTAATTTTGGTAGGGAATTAAAACACACAGTATTTCAATCAATAGATAATTCAGTTTTTATCCCCCAATCAATTGTAGATTTAGATTTAAGGACAAGTGGTATTTTCTACGGAAAAAAATCTTTTTTAAATTTGGAGATAAATTTATTCACAGAAAAAGATTTTGATTTTAAATCAAATGAACTAAAAAACTCAATAAAAAAAATAATCAATAACATTCAAAACATTAATATTACACCAAATGAATACTTTGATTTTACAATTACAAAGAAATAACATTAATTCATAATATTTATCTTAAAGTAAATTAATGAAACAATTAAGATTATTAGAATCTCATGAAACCGGATTTGGTATCCTTGTAGAAATGGATGCCGGATATGTGTCTCCAAAAGATGAGTTCAACGCAAAAATTCTTCAAGAATCTAAAAATATGGATTATAAAAATCCATTTGAATTCTATGCAGTATTACAGAAATATAATACACCTAATAGAAACGGTAGATTTTATCCTGAAAAAATATTAAAAAGAGAAGCCGACAAATATAAGCAAACAATTGCCAAAGGTTTATCTACATCTGAATTAAACCACCCAGAATCATCTTTAATTGATTTGGATAGGGTATCTCATATTATCACAGATATATGGTGGGATAAGAATATTCTTATGGGTAAACTCAAATTATTAACTTCTCCCGGATTCCACGAAAGAGGTATTGTATCAACAAAAGGTGATATTGCCGCAAATCTTATGAGACAAGGAGTTACAATGGGTGTTTCTTCAAGAGGTGTTGGTTCTTTAAAAAAAGTGGGAGAAAGAAATGAAGTGCAAGATGACTTTGAATTAATTTGTTTTGACTTAGTGTCTTCACCATCAACACCGGGAGCATATTTATTTTCTGATGTTAATGAAAGAGACAACTATGAAGAAAATTTAGAAGAAGAAAAAAAGGTAAGTTCGGGCGGAAATATGGATGCGTCTATTGATTTAATGAAAAAATTATCCGATTATTTAGGAAAATAAATAAATTATGGACGAAAAGTATTTTGTAGCAAAAATTCAGTATGATTTACCTGATGAGCAAACAGGAAAAATTAAAAAAATTAGAGAAGAGAAATTGGTTAACGGTTATTCCGTAACAGATGTTGAAGCTAAAGTAACTAAAAAATATGAAGGCTTCACACACGAATGGAGAATAACTTCAGTTTCTGAAAGTAAAATTGATGAGGTTATTAACTAAAATAACCAAAATTTTTAAGAGTGGTCTTTTGACCACTTTTTTTTTGCCTAAAATGGAAATATTTATATATAACAAATAAAATAAACTTTTTATGGGTTTTTACCTGTAAAAAATAAACTTTTTCTATTTTGATACTATTTATAGATTAAAATAAATAAAACTATTTATGCAAGAAAAAAAATCATTAGTTGAAGAGGCTTTAATTCAAATGAAACAAGTTGAAGAAGCTATCTCAGAAAATGCAAAAGGAATACTTGCTTCTACAATGAAGGAAGAAATCAGCCAATTAGTAAAAGAATCCCTTTCTGAACAAGATGACGAAGAGGACACAACCGACGTAGACGTAGACACTGATGTGGATATGAATACTGATAAAGAAGAAGATGTTGATATGAACATGGACATGG